TTGGAAGTTTGGAAAGCGATAAAATCGTTAAGGACACAAAGATTCAAAACCTCGAAGATTCCGCAGTTGGAATCGTAGATGGTGGTCGTGCGGCTTTGCAATATGTAGAGGCCACAGATATCGATGGAGGTAGTGCAAGCCTGTGAGCATTAGGCGCATATTCCTACGCAGATCGAGTGCTAGTGAGTGGGCATCCGAGAACCCGATACTCAGCCTTGGGGAGCCTGGTTTTCAAACAGACTCAGGTAATCAGATTTTTAAGATCGGTGACGGCGTAACTCCGTGGAACTCGCTTGCACAGTTTCAAGGGCCAGCGGGAGTGGACGGTGCAGACGGTGCGGATGGATCGAATGGAGTAAGTATTGAGTCACGCGACGTAGCGAACTTAATAGCGACCGAGACGGACGGCACAACTGCGTACTGTAAGGATGCTAAAGGTTTTGGACTTTATCCTAACAACCACTCTCAGCATTCGATGGTCTACAAAAAGGATAATTCATATTATACCTATGATGGTGACATTGAAGTAGTTCCTAGCGGCCCCTCATTATGGAAGGTAGGTAGTATATTTAATGATTTTAATCCAGACACAGGGGCGTTTAACGCAACAGAAATATCATCCGAAACAACTAATGGAATCTATAAGTGGATAGGTAGAATAGACTGTAATGTGGGTACTAAGTACATACAAGTTGCGGTTACCTACACCATCAAAGATTCACTTCGGTCTTCTAGCGGAACAGTTCCAGCAGTCCTTGGAATACATGGGTGGTATGGCGGACATAACAATGCTGATACTGCCTTTGTAAATACGGAACTAGCGGGTAATGACTACGCTTTGATGACCTTAGATTATCGAGGTGAAGACACTTCCACAGGTACAGACTTGAATCGCACAGTCTATCCGAGTGGTGATGGTTTTAATTCGGGTGGGGATTTAGACATGGCAAGCATGAATGAATCCAATACCGCCACCATTGATTCAATTCGCACAAAAGATTATTACTATTGGCAAGCAATGACTCGTAGAGTCCTTAGTTTCTTACGTAGTAAAACAGAAGTCGATAACAACAATATCGGAGTAATTGGTCATTCTGTTGGCGGGACACTTTCCACCTGTCTTATTTCCGAACCAAGAGTTAAAGCAGTTGTTTCCTATTATGGTGCTGGATGGAATGAATTTAATGTAAGGAAAGGGAATTGGGACGAAGCTGATAATTGGTATATAAGTTCAATTTCGCCAAACGCTCATTTTAGAAGTGCAGATACACCCTATCTTTACCTTAACGGCACAGACGATAACCACGGGATAATGCCTTATGTGTTAGAGGGACTGAAATATTTTCCAACCACAACGCCCATTAGTTGGTCACTTGAACCGAATGTACCACACTCACAACACCCAAATACCAATCAAAATGTTCTATTGTGGTTAGATAAATATTTAAAAGGCACAGCTACCACTTGGTACGACCCTCCAACCCTCGTTGAAGGTCTCGTTCCAACAGGTCAAACAAACGCTGGTTTCCCGATGGTTACTGTTACTCCCGATGCGGATGCGGATGTATCGAGTGTTGAGGTCTATTATTTCCACGATAATACCTACCCGCATCAGGGAAACACCATTGATTGGGTTCAAGCAACTGTGGTTAATAACAATGATGGTACATACTCAGCGGAGTTGCCTACAATAAATGTCAACCACAACGCACAAGCCTATGCTCAGATTACATATAGTAATACTGTTGTTGTCGCTTCTCACATTAAAACATTTCTGCCTACTGACCTTGGAAATGCGGTTTCAACAAACCCATTATTTGACCCATCAACTTTGAGCAATATGGTTCTAAGACTAGATGCTTCGGGTCTTACATCGACAGACGCTACTTGGACGGATGATTCCCCAGCTGGTAATGACGCAACTAGAAACGGCTCACTTCAGCAATGGAACACGGGTACGAGCGTATATGACACTATTACACCTAATGCGTCTTACACGGCGAATAGTCCTACGGTTGTCTTGAACGCTCAAAACAGTTTACCTGTAATGCGTTACACCAACTTCACATGGCACAGTTGGAACAATATTGAGGATGCAAGGACTATATTTATCGTGTCAAAACGGACAGGCACAGGAGGTAATCATCCGATATTAGGTTACCAATGGACACAAACAAAATACAATCGTTATGATTGGCACTCCAGCGGTACTAATCTGGTAGATACCTTTTCTCCTGCCCACAATCAAACATGGAGGTATAACGGTACAGGGGTAACTCCTAGCACGACAAACCATACGCAATCGATGGCGATTATAGCCATTCAATCCACAACAGATTTACTAGCATCTAGTTTTACGATGGATAGATTCTTTTTCCAAAGGGCATGGGTTGGAGACCTTGCAGAACTTATGATTTTTAATACCACCTTGGGGACTTCAGATATTGAAAAAGTGGAAGGATACCTCACTCACAAGTGGGGACTAACAGGAAATTTACCGTCTAATCATCCATATAAAAACATCCATCCAACAACATGAACGAACAAACAATAGAGCATTTAAAGAAATACGCTAGTGGCGAGTGGCAAGACATTCAAAACCACCCTGAGTTCACGCTTTTAATCGCCAAGGTACTCCTTGAGTTCGATGCGTTGAAACAAGAAGTGGAAGACCTAAAAGCAAAAGCGGAAGAATAAACAACTATTATGAAGAAACGAGAACAACTAGAGAAACTACAAGTCCTACTTGCCGACACCTATCGCGACTCAATCCTTGAGATGCAAGATACAGGCGAGTACAACGCGGCACTCCTTAACGGCGCTAGACAACTCCTCAAGGACAACGATGTAATCAGTCTAACCGAGAAGTCTACGCCCCTTGGAAACCTTGCTGACGTCCTACCATTCGACGATTCAAACGCCGAGAAACAGGCGATCAGACAGGCTAAGTGAACGTACCAGAAGAACTCCACGACTTCAGGAACTTCCTGTTCGTCTGTTGGAAACACCTTGGACTTCCCGACCCAACGCCTCTTCAATACGACATATCGAACTACCTACAACACGGGCCTAAACGTGCGATTGTCATGGCGTTTCGAGGCGTCGGTAAATCGTGGATATGTAGTGCCTATGTCGTACACCAACTACTCCTAGACCCCACGAAGAACATACTCGTTGTATCGGCGTCTAAAACGCGCTCCGACGACTTCTCAACGTTTACGCTACGCCTGATAAACGACATGCCCATCCTTGAACACCTCAAGCCACGGGATGGACAACGGTTCTCTAAGATCTCTTTTGATGTCGGATTAGCACCCGCTTCTCACGCGCCTTCGGTTAAGTCCTTGGGCATCACTTCTCAGCTAACAGGGAGTCGTGCGGACATAATCGTTGCTGACGACGTTGAAGTCGCGAATAACAGCGCTACCCAAGGGATGCGTGACAAGCTGTCGGATCAAGTAAAAGAGTTCGATGCTATCGTCAAACCACTCGATACATCCCGTATCCTGTTCCTTGGGACGCCTCAATGTGAGGACTCTATCTACAATAAGCTCCGTGAGAGGGGCTACAACGCCCGTATATGGCCTAGTGAGTATGTGGGTACCGATAAGAACCAAACGGTCTATGACGGGGCTATAGCGCCCTTTATCGACGATTCTACCACCGATACAAACGTAGGCAGGTCTACCGAGCCGTTACGATTCACAGATATAGACCTACAAGAACGTAAGCTTTCATACGGACGATCTGGGTACGCCCTTCAATTCCTCCTTAATCCACGACTAAGCGACGCTGATAGATACCCGTTAAAGGTTAACGATCTAATCGTACATGACCTTGATAACGACGTAGCTAACGAGAAGTACGTATGGGCATCAGAACCAGGACTCGTTTGTGACGACCTTCCAAACGTCGGTTTTAACGGGGATAGGTTTTATCGTCCGTTTAAAACGCTTGGAGATATGGTGGAATACAGCGGATCTGTACTCGCTATTGACCCGTCAGGGCGCGGTAGGGACGAGACTGCATACGCCGTAGTAAAGATGCTTAACGGGTTCCTGTTCGTACACGCTTGTGGCGGCTTAAAAGGCGGATACGGCGATAATGTCTTGAAGGAACTCGCGATGATAAGCGCCAGGTACAAGGTCAATGAAGTTATCATCGAATCAAACATGGGAGACGGGATGTTTACCGAACTGTTTAAGCCCGTTGTAAACGCCGTACATCCCGTCACCATCAACGAAGTAAGACATAACATACAAAAGGAAAGACGCATCATAGACACCCTAGAACCCGTCTTAAACGCCCATAAGATGGTAATAGATAGAAGCGTCATAAAAGACGATTATCAGTCGGCTCTCGTCTACCCTATCGAATCTCAATCGAGGTACATGCTTATACATCAATTAAGCCGTATCACCGCCGAAAAAGGCAGTCTTCTTCAAGACGACAGATTAGACGCGCTTGCTATCGCTACCAATTATTGGGTACAGCAAATGGCGGCTAATGCGGACTTGAACATGAACGATAGAAAGACGGAACTATTAGACCAAGAATTAGAAAAGTTTATGTCGTCCGCTTTAAATCGTAAGACTAACCAACATACAAATTCTTGGTTCTAATCGCCCCCGTTATAAACGCGATTAAAACGCCTTGGACTTAATACGGTAACTTTGGTTATACAATCTTCTAAGTCTATTCGATTTAAAGGCTGTATAAACGACGGTAATAAAGGTAAGAAGACGAAAGATTTAATTAAACGTTATTCTAATCTTCTTCTTTTCTATCACGCTATAATCACGAGGAGAGTTCGATGAAATCGCGTTTATATCGCCTATTAATACGTCCGCTAAAGCGAAAGTATAATCGAGTTTTCAAATCGTCAACCCTAAACTTTACGTCTATTTCATAAACCCATGACTATCAACGATCAAACAGACCAACTTTTATTTGAGCTTCAGGCGGTACTAAAACGCTTCGGAGACGAATATGACCTTAATCACGCTACCATCGTCGGGTGTATTGAGATACTAAAGATCGACTACCTTACAAGCGGCGATGAAATCGAGTTTGAAATGGATCAGGATCTTCTCGATCAAATCGACGATGAAGACCCTGAAGAACTACCCTTTTAATTAACATACGTGAAACTAGACGAGAACACACAAATCAAGGCCAACGCGACCTTTGCCGCCAAACTGGTGCTGGGAATCGCTACAGCGGTCTGGTCATACAGTGTCATCGTAAACCGCATAAGCGCGTTGGAACTCGAACTAGTTCGCCTTAAAGACGACATCCATCTTAACAGCGAGTTCAGGATACAGTGGCCCAGGGGCGCTATGGGCGCATTACCTGCCGACGCTCGTCAAGACCTTAGACTCGACTTCTATGAGAAGGAAATGGACAAGCTCAAAGGCGTTGTAGACGAACTTAGATTTAACGGCCATGAATGATTGCGACGATTGTGGGTGCGGTAACTGCGGGCGGTAATAAAGGCGGTAATAAAGGCGGTAATAACGGCGGTAACAACGGCGGTAATAACGGCGGTAACAACGGCGGTAACAACGGCGCTTCAAAAGGTTTAGTTACAAAAATCTGAAGGGGTATACGTTATAGAGCGGGGCGAATTTACCCCCTTGGTAGGGTCACTTTTTTCTG